GCCGCCTTGTCGATGTTCTTCGCAAGAAGATCGGAGATCCGGTCCAGCGTCGGCTTCTTCTCCGCGTCCCAGGCCGGCCGCAGGAAGGGCTGCGCGCCATGCTTCGCCGAGCCGAACTCTTGCAGGTGCGCCTGCGGCAGGACGCCGGCGCCGAGAAACATCTCGACCGCCGCCCGGTCGTCGCGGAACATCCGCCTGTGCAGCTTCGCCTGCCGCTTGCCGAGTTTGGAGGAGAGCCCCATCGACTCGACCAGATCCATCTCGTCGACCGGCGCGAGGCTCGCCGCCTTCAGCAGCATCGGCTCCGCCGCCGCCTTCAGCGTCCGCCGCAGCACGCTCTTCCCCGTCCGCTTCGAAAGCTGCGCCAGCGCCCTTTCCAGCTCCCGCAGCCCCTCGACGCGCACGGTGACCTTGCCGGCCATCAGACCCCGCCCCCGTCCGCCCGCGCCACGGCGAGCAGCTCCAGCCCCTCGCGCCGCCCGATCTCCCGCACGCCGGTGATGTCATAAGTGAGCCCGTCCAGCCGCGCCCGGTCCTTCGGCCCGATCCCGGCGGCGGCGGACGACCAGCGGATGCGGAACCCGGAGGCCGAGGTCGCCCCGCGAACCTCCTCCGCCGCCATCCCCGGCCCCTCGCGCAGGGCCTCGCGGAGCGGCCTGTCGACCTTCTGCGCCCAGACCGTCATCAGTTCCGACCAGCTCTCCACGAGTTCCCCCAACGCGTCCCGCGTCGCGGTCGCCCGAAGGATCGTCAGCCGCCGGTCGAGCCGGCCAGGCTGCAGCGCCATCTCAGATCCGCCAGGCCCGGTGCGGCGCGAGGAGGGACTCGACCCCCATCGGCAGCGGCGCCAGCGTCGCCAGGTCCGCGGCGTGCCGCCGGTCGTGCCAATGCGCCGCCAGCATCGCCGCCGCCCGCCGGATCGTGGCGGGAACCGCCGCCGGCGTTTCGCCGTAGCCGCAGCGCCAGAGCACCGTCACCGCGTCGTCCCGCGAAGCCGCCGCCGGCCAGGCGGCGCCCTCCACAAGTTCGACAAAGGGCGAGAGATGATCCTCGTGCCCGCGCCAGAGCGCGGAGGAAAAGGTCTGCGCCACGCCGGCCGCGTCCCGCCAGGAGATCGACGTGACCGAGACCAGCGGCCCGAGCGGCAGCCGGAGCCGCGTCCCCGCCGGAAAGGCCGAGAAGGAGACCGACCAGCTCTGCGTCACCAGCGCCTTGCCGACAACGCCCTCCCATCCGTCGAGATGCTGGACCGCCGCGGCGGCGTAGTCGTCGAGGAGCTCGTCCTCCTCCGTCGACTCGATCTTGCCCTGCGCCTTCAGGTCCGCGCGGGTCAGGAGGGAAGCGGCCGGCGCGACGATCCGCACCGGCCGCATCATCCGCGGCTCCATCAGCCGCCCTTGCGCTTCGCGACGGCCGGCGCCGCCGCCTCGGCCGCGGCCTTCGCAGCCGCCGCGTCCGCCTCAGCGGCCGCCGCCGCTTCCGCCGCCTCGGCCTGCGCCAGCGCCTCGGCGAACGCCGCCGCCGCGGCGATCTCCGCCTCCGTCAGCTCGACGGCGACGCCCCGGCGCAGCCAGCGCCGGGCGAACGCCTCGTCGAGATCGTGCTCGGAGCCGGCCTCGAAGACCGGCCCGAGCCCGCGCCCGCCGGTCTCATAGACCGTGCGGGCGGTGAACCGGATCCGCACCGGATCAGTCCACGATCGCGGAGGGCAGGGCCTCCTTGCCGTAGCGCGCCGGCCAGAGCAGGTAGAGCAGCGCGCCCTCCTGCGCGTTCGTCCCCACATCCGCGACATTCGCCTGGATGCAGTCGAACCCGTCGGAAAGCTCCTCCGCCAGCACGTCGAAAGCCCAGATCGCCTGGACCTCCGCCGAGGTCGCGTCAGTATAGGTCGCCGCCGCCGCCTGCGTCACCTTCGTGAACGGGCCGACGGCGGTCAGCGTCCCCTGCTTCACATAGACCTTGTCGATGACGGCGAGGTCCTGCGCGTCGGTCCCCGCCACCGCCTTCGCTTCGCGCAGCGTCAGGACCGGGTCGTCGCCCGCCGTGCCCGCGCCCTTGAAGAAGAGGATCGTGACGCGCTCGTAGTTCTTCAGCGACACCCAGTCGCCGCTGTTGGCGCCGGTGGCGAGGTTGACCGGCACGAAGCCGGAAACGATCTGAATCTGCTCGGCAAAATCCACGTTCGGATTCATGGTCTGGTCTCCCGTTGCGGCCTCGAAGCCCGGGCCGCGATGAAGGAAAGGCCCCGGCGTCGCGCCGGGGCCGCTCTGTCAGGGCGCTCAGCGCGCCGCGAGCGTCACGAAGGGCGACATCGTGTGCGCCCCGTTGAGGGACGCGGTCGCCTCGCTCCACCAGGGCTGGCCGGCTAGGCGCAGCGTGAACTTGAACGCCGTCAGGTCCTGGTCGAACCAGAGATGGATCGAGGTCTGCGCCCGGATGCCGCCGACCTTGGTCACGGTCACGTAGGAGGCGAGATCGACCAGCGCGATGTCGCCGAGATCGCCCAGCGTCTTCGTCACCTGGTGCGGGATGACCGGCCGGCCGAGCAGCATCCCGAACGGGTTGTCGCGGAACCCGCCCGGCGGCAGGTAGATCGGCTGGTCGCCGATCGTCATCAGCGGCAGCTGGGTCTCGGCGTCCGGATGGATCAGCCAGACCGCCGTGCGGCGGGACTGGACCGGCATCCGGGACATCATCTTCACGACGTTCGCCGCGTTGATCGTGTCCGTCGTCTGGCCGCCCTCCGCCGCCTGCGTCACAAGCGCCGGGGAGTTCATGAAACCGAGCGGCTCGCCGACGCCGTTCCCGAAGGCGATGGCGTTGGAGACCTTGAAGTCAATCTTCTCCGCCGCCTTGCGGGCGACATAGGAGCCCATCGCCTGCGCGTCCTCCAGCAGCTCGTCCGTCATCGGCACCAACGCCGAGAGCTTGTGGAGCCGCAGGGTGACCTGCTGCAGCTGCGGCTTCGACTGCGTCAGCGTCGCCGCCTCGCCTTCCCAATAGGCCTGGATGCCGCCAGAGGTCTGCCAGGGCGTCGTCATGTCGGAGGGGAAGGTCATGGTGTTCGAGGCGGAGACCATGCGGTCGGTCCGCGCCATCAGCGACTCCTCGCCGAAGGCCTTCTCCATGATCGTCGCGCGATAGTCCGGCGGCACGGCGAAGCCGCCATCCGCGCCCGCCGCCTCGTTGCCATAGGTGCTCGCCGCCGCGCCCATCAGCCGCGGGTCGATCTCGCCGCCGCCACGGAGGGAGGCCTTGCGCACCGCCGCGACATATTCGGGGAAGGTGGTGAAGCCGCCGCGCCCCGCCTCTCCGGCCGGGCGCGGCTGCGCCGGCGCCTTGGCGCGGAGCCCGGGCGCCGGGCGGTCGCCGTCATCGTCGCGCCCGCCGCCGAGCGGCTCCGCCTCGGCCTTTCGCTTGTGCACCTTGGCGAGGCTCTGCGCCTGCGCGTGCAGCCGCTCGCGCCGCTCGATATCGGCGCGGAGCCGGTCGAATTCCTCGGTGTTCCCGTCGACGGTCGCCTGCTCCTCCTCGGTCAGGTCGCGGGCCTCGGCCTGCGCCTTCGCGATGAGGGTCTGGCTCTCCTCGATGAGGGCCTGCTGCCGCTCGCGATGAGCGGAGATCACTTCGTCGTTCATCGTGAACGTCTCCTGGATTGGGACCCGCAGGCCCGATGAAGGCCGGGGCGTCAGCCCCGGCCGCTCCGCGCGCGGAGCATCATCTGCATCCGCGCGACCGCGCTCGCCGCCGCCGCCAGCCGGGGCGGGGCGAGAACCCGTTCCGAGGGCGTCTTGCGCCCCCGATGGCGTTCGGCGTCAAAGCGGGCGGCCATGCGCTCCGCCTCGACGATCCGCGTCGCGAAGCCGGCCTTGACCGCCTCCTCCGCGTCGAATTCCTTTTCCTCGTCCATCCAGGCGCGCACCGATCCCATGTCCCGGCCAGTGCGCCGCACATAGATTCCGGCGAGCTGGGCGGAGGCCGCCTCGAGCCGGTCGGCGACCTCGCGATGCTCGCGGGCGTTGCCCGCGGCGATGGTCCAGGCGTCGTGGATCACGATGAAGCCGTGCCGCGCGATCAGGATCTCCGCGCCCGCCAACGCCATGATCGAGGCGATGGAGGCGGCGATCCCGTCGACATGGACGATCACCCGCGCCTTCTGCTCGGCGAGCCGCTGGTAGATCGCCAGCCCCTCGAAGACGTCGCCGCCATAGGAGTTGATCCGGACATGGAGCTCATCGACGGCCCCGATCCGTTTCATCTCCGCCGCGACGTCCGCGGCGGTGATCTCCCAGCCGACATCGCCATAGAGCAGGAGCTCAGCCGTTTTCGCCATCGCCGCCCCCCGCCTGATCCGCGCCTTCGTTTGCGCCCGGCGCCGGCGACGCCGCCGCGCCGCCCGCCTCGCCGCCAGCCTCGCCTACGGGCCGGTTCTGTTCCTGCATGTGCCGCACGTCGCCCTCGGCGCCGATGGTCGGCATCCCCTCCATCCGGAGCACGTCGTTGACGGTGAAGACGCCGATCTGGCGCATCGTCCGGTAATATCCGGCGAGGGTCTTGTAATCGCCGCGCAGCAGCTCGTCGGTGTTCATCCGCGCCCGGAGCCCGCCCCATTCCGAGTTCAGCAGCTTGCGGTTCGCCTCCTGCTCGAAGGCGGTGATCCAGGGCAGGAGCCCGAACTGCCAGAACTCCCGGCTCTGGGTCTCGACATTGGCGCGCGGCTGCTCGTCGGTGTCGAAGGCCAGGTAAGGCGGCACGCCGAACCAGCGGCAGACATCCGTCACCGCGAACTTCCGCGCATCGACGAACTGCGCCTTCTCCGGGTCGGCGCTCGAGGCCGACCAGGTCATCCCCTTGTCGAGGATGATCGGCTTGCCGGCGTTCGCCGCGCCCTGGTGCTTTTCCGCAACCTCGGCCTGCAGCCGCCGGAAGGCTTCCTCGGAGAGCGCCGCCTCCTTCGGCACGGTGATGACGCCGGAGGGCTGCATCCCGTTCGCGAAATAGGTGGACGCGAAACCCTCCATCCCGTTTGCGCCGTTCAGCGCCGTCGCGCCGACCTCGAGCACCGAATAGCCGCGCACCCCGTCCCAGCCCGGGCCCCGCACATGAAAGACGTCGCGCGGGTCGAGCTCACTGAAGCCGCCGCGCGGATTGGAGACCTGGTAGAAGAGCCGCCCGTCATAGTCCCGCATCGGCTCGACCCGGTCCGGCCCGATCGGCCAGAGCGCCTCCGCCTCGCCGCGGTTGTTGCGCTGGATCTCGGCGTAGCCGTTGCCCCAGAGCAAAGCATGGCTGTGCAGCGTCCGCCGGAAGTCGAGCGCGCCCATCTCCGGGTTCGGTTCGTGGCCGAGCAGCCAGGCGACGCGGTTCTTCGGCTGCACCGTGCGCTTGCCGTCCTCGCCGACCCGCTCGACTTCCCATTGAAGCGCCGCCTGCGTGTTCGAGAGGAGCGTGACGCAGCGCCAGGCGGTCGAGATCTTCAGCGCGTCCTCTGGGCGCGAGAGCCGCGTCGTCACCGACCCGATCCGCACAAAGCGGATCTCGGGCTGCATCTCCGGCGCGATCTTCCGCGCGAAGAGCCGGCCGAGACGCGCCATCAGGCCGGTTTCAGGACGCACGGGCGAGCGCCTCATAGACCGAGCGCCCCGCCGGCTCCGGGTTCCGCGCCATCAGCTCGAAGGCGTTGAAGGCCGCCACCAGCGGGTCAATCTTCGACTTCCCCGCCGCCTGCTTCGAGATGTAGATCGAGTTGCCGCGCATCTCCGCCTTCGCGTTGCCGACGCACCACGCCATCATCCGCGTCCCGCCGTGCCGCAGCCGCCGGTCCTTCAGCTCGCGCTCCATCCCCCAGATCGAGGAGGAGAGACGCGTGCCCTGCGGCACCGCGACGAGCTGCTCGGGGACAAGCCCGGCGGCGAGGAGCGCGGCGTAGAGCGCCGCCACCCCGCGCGGGTCGAGGCCGACCGCGGCGACCGCGGGGAGAAGTCCCCGCTCGCTCGCTGAGGCGATCAGCGCGGCCGCCTCGCGGAAGTCCCGATCCTCGTCGCCCTCGCCGCAGACGATGAGGTCGCCGTCCGCCTCGAAATCGCGCAAGGTCGCCGCGATCTCGGGCCGCCCCTCCATCGCGGAGGGCTGCGCCCAGGCGCGGCAGGCGAGGAGCTTTCGCCCCGTCGCCTTGCAGCGCCCGATCGCGCCGAGCCCGAAGAGGTCGTCCACCCCGCCGCCGTCGATCCCGAAGACGACGACGTCGGAACGCTCCATCAGGCTCTCGACGGTGAGGCCGGCCTCCGTCCCCGCCCCCTCCCAGAAATCCGCCCCGACCCAGCGGTCGGAATGCAGCGCAAGGCCGATCTCGATGTTGAGATTCTGGGAGGCGTGGATCCGCTCCTCCGCCGGCCCCTTCAGCCGCGCGTCGTCGGCGTCGGCGACGCTGGAGTCGAGGTCGAGCGTGTCGCCGAGCGCGGGGGAGACAAGCGGCCAGAGCGCCGGGTTGCGCCAGGCCTCCGAGCGCTGCACCGCCTCCGGGAACTCGAAGAGGACCGGCAGCGTGCGCGCCGGCGCGTCCCAGCTTCCGTCCCGGATCGCCCGCGCCCGCGCCAGCTCCGCCTTGAAGACGCCCGCCGGCGGCACGTCCGACTGCGTCGTGATCATCACGATCAGCGCCTCGCGGTTCGGCTTGGTGCCGTCGCGGAGCTGCTTCATCACCCGCGCCGCCGCGGCCTCGGCCCCGAGGAGATGGATCTCGTCGATCAGCACGAAGGCCGGCTTCGCCCCGGTGACGATCTTCATGTCGAAGGAGACGATCTTCAGCGTCGCGCCGGTCGCCCGGTCGCGGATCATCTTCCGGTGCTGCATGACGTGGAACCGCTTCACGAGGAAGTCCTCCGCCTCGATCATGCCGACCGCCGTGTTGTAGGCGATCTCGGCGATCTCCTGCCGCGCGGCGATGTAGAGCATCTGGGCGCGTGGCCGCGGGTTCCGCAGCATCGCGATCAGCGAAACCGCGGCGGCGAAGGTGGTCTTGCCGTTCTTCTTCGGAATCATCAGGAAGAGCTCGGGAACCTTCGCGACCAGCTGCATCTCGCCGCGGGCGTCCGGCTCCATGAAGCGGGCGCCGAAGAGCGCCTTGACGACCTCCGCCTGCCAGGGAAAGGCGCGGTCGGCGAAGCGCGGCTGGCCCGGAATGTCCGGCAGCGGCATCTTCATGAAACACCCGAGCGCCGCCCGCTCCTGGTCCGGGTCGGTCGCGACCGGCCGGAACGGCGCCGCCCCCGCCTGCAGCCGCTCCCACCAGTCCGGGCACGAAAACGCCCGCGCCGGATCGAAGTGCGCCGTCGGGTGAACGGTCACTGGACGAAGTCTCCCCAGTCGGTGCCGAGATGCGCCTGGACGCCGATCTCGTTCTCGACCTGCTTCTTGCCCTTGGCCTCCGGCTTCTTCGCCTTCGGCGTCGTCATCGCCTTCCGCCGGTCGACCCGCTCCTGCAGCGCCTTGATCGCGGAGACGTTGCCCTCGCGCGCCTTGCGGATCAGGAGGTCGAGCGCCAGCCCTTCAAGGATGATCAGCCCGTCGCGGTAGATTTCCGAAAAATACTTCCG